GGACGTTGCTTCATGTTATGAATTGGACGATTCAAACTATAAAAATTTACTAAAAATAAGGATGGAATAAAATGGCACGTATTGATCTAACAGAGGCAAACGGCTACATTCTAGAAGAGCAAGGTTCTGCAGTAATTCAGGACCTCGTTGCAAATTCTGCTGTAGAACGTTTTGCTCGCCGTGAAGCAATGGCTTCTCGTACAAAATCGGTACCTCGTTTTGTTGCTGATGCTCCAGAAGTTGTCGCCGAAGGCGTAGCAATTCCAGAAGCAACTGCAACACTTGACGAAGTCGTACTCACCGCAAAGAAGTACGCAAAAATCTTCCACATTTCGGAAGAAGATATTAATGACTCACTCGTTGATGTTCTAAACACCTACAAGCGTGAATGGGCATCTCGTTGGGCACGTAAGTTTGATAATGCAACTCTTGGTGTACATGTTGCTGCTGACGGAACAGATGTTGCTCCATATACATCTCTTTATCGTGCAGTATCTCCAGGAGCAGCAGGAACAAATCTAATTCAAACTGGTGGAGCACTTTCATACGATGATCTAAACAATGCTCTTGGTATTGTTGAAGATTCTTCAAAGTTTGATGCTGCAAATACAGTTTGGATGGCACACCCTAAGATGCTTAAGGAAATTCGTGGAATGGTAAAGGGAAATAATGACCTTGTACTTCCAGATCCTCTAGCAGGAACACCAGGATCTCTATTTGGATATCCATTAGTTGTTTCATATGGTGCTGCTACATCTGCTGCTGCATCTGCTTCACCTACAGGAAACGCACTTCTCATCTGCGGTAATCGTCAGATGCTCATCAACGGTATTCGTGGTGGCGTTGAGTCTGTAGTTTCTCGTGATGCTGAATTTTCTAAGGATGGTGTCTTACTCAAGACCCGCATTCGCAGAGGCTTTGCTGTTGCAGATGCTGATGCTTTTGCTATCATTGAGAAGACAGCATAAGGGGGAAATAAATAATGGCTAGCAAACTATACGGACAGTTCCTATCGCAAGCACTTAATAAGGAAATTGATTGGGATACAGATACCATCAAGGTAGCACTCCTAACAAACTCCTATACTCCAGATCAAGATGCACATAACTACTGGGATGATGTATCTACCTATCAGGTAACTGGAACAGGCTACACAGCAGGTGGAGCAGCATTGACAAACAAGACTAATACATACACTGGAGCATCAAACGTTATCGTTCTTGATGCAGACGATGTTACATGGTCTTCTTCAACAATCACTGCTCGCTATGCAGTAATTTATAACGACAGTCCTGCAACCAACGCAACAAAGGGTCTTATTGGCTATGTTGATTTTGGTTCAGATCAATCCTCAAGCAATGGTAACTTCACCATTACATGGGATGCAACTGGTATCGTAAGGATTACAGTAGCGTACTGAATACTTGTGTACAGGCAGAGGTTTTATCTTTGGGTGCTACTGCAGAGTTGACTACTCCAAAGATTTCAGTTGTTGTCAATATTATTGATAACCATACTCATATCACTGAATTCTTCTGCCTGTCACAGCCTACACTTTCAATTAATGGTCATAGTATTTCAGGTATTAATCCAGAATTTGTAAAGGTTGGTGAATTGGCTACGTCTTTGGCGTAGCCTTTTTTTATGAGCGCATTATCAGATAAAATTCAAACATATAGTCCAGAAGTTAATGCTGAATTTAATCAGGCTTATACAGCAACTCCAACTAATACTGGATCTATTTCATTAGGTACTTGGTCATTAAATAATACTGCGCCAACATTTGTTGAAAGTGGTGGGCCAACTGGTGGTGCTGGTTATTGGTCATATCCAGCAAATACTCGTTTTAGAACTCTAGCAGCAGGACTTGGCACAGCATTACTTGATTATAATTACACTGTAGGATTTTGGTTTAGATTTGCATCACTACCAACAAATAACGCAGCAAATGCTAGACAAATAGGTGGTATTTTATCTGCAGGATTTGCATTAGGTTATTCTTTATCATTATCTGGCACTACATGGACATCAGCACCATCAAAATTACATGTTCTTGATTCATCAAGTAGTACTTATACTGCCATAGGACCAACAATTGAAGCAAATAGATGGTATTTCTTTGCTATGCAACGAGAAAATCAATCTGGATCAGATAATTATAAATATTATCTTGATGGACAACTAATAGCAACAAGAGTAAATACTGGTACTAGCGGATTTTCTTCTCTTTATTTTGGTGCAATTGCAACAGATGCAGCCATTATGCATATTAGCAACCTTATGGTTGGAACTACAGCAAATCTTACATCTACAGCAATATCAGAAATATGGACCGCAGGATCTTCTACTGGTGCAACAAATGTAACTATTAATGAAGCAGCAATGACCGTTTCTGCATTGCATGTAGATTCTACAAATTCTACACAAGCAATTATAACTTCAGATACATTAACAGCATCTGCTGAATTTGTGGAACCATTAGTTATTAGTGTTTCTTCAAATGTAGCAGTTGATTTTGTAACAGCCTCAGCCCTATTAACAACTCCAACAATTGTAATTGTAAATAATGACAATACAGAAGTTTGGACATCTGTTGTTGTAGATGCTTTAATGGTAAACCCAGTATTTGCTGGAGGAGAGGTTAATATTTCAAACGCTTCAGGAACTTTGAATGCTTCTGCGGATATTGGAGAGCATGTAAGTATTGCTGGTACTGGAACATCATATCCACCACAACCAATTACTGCAAGTGCAAATATTGTTGAGCCATCATTTGCTGGTACCACAGGAAAAAATATTCTTGCAGATGTATTTTCTGTAACTCCAGAATTTGTTCATCCAACAGTTTCTGTACCACTTACATA